ATGAACCAAGTTCGATAGGCTCAGGGCAAGAAAAATATTCATCAAAAGCTGATTTTTGATTAATTTCCAAAACTCCCTGCTCAAATGAGCAGGGTACATGTGCAATTTCAATTGGATAACCGTTTAAGCTGTTGGTTTCAGTGTCTAAAATTAATGCGCTCATGCGTGCCCCTGAGTTGAGATAATTGCTGCCTTACGGTTATGGCATGCACTTATGATTTCCGCTTCACATTCAGTTCCTTTAAATGGTGCGTATATAATTCCTAGCTCTGCAATATCATTGGTTTTTGAAATTCGATTCATCGCTTCACTGAAAGCATCTTGTAGCGCTTCCTCCTGGCTTCTGCCATCATTCAACCATGCCAATAGTTTTTGACCTGTTTCGCGCGTAATGATCTCGCCTTCAGGGTGAAATATTTTTGTTCTATCCTTGGTAGGCACAGCAAGCTTGTTTTCATGCAGCATATCGAGAGAAACCGTGAGTTCGTATTCATACCCATCACGTTGCTCAGCTTTCATTCCGAGCTTAATAATTTTTCCTTTTTCGCCAACTGCAGTTTCTGTTTTAGCTCTTGTTGTTGTGATGATGTGCATGTCTGTTTGCAGAATTGCATCGATAAATTTGCGATGTTTGGGGGTGGTTTCAGACCAAGCTGACCATGTATTTCCTTTGAATCGTTTGGCTGCTTCATCATTCATCTCAAGACAACCACCAGAACCAACCCACTCATGACTGGCACTATCAAGGATTAAAACCTCATACCCCATATTAAATGCAGCAGTAATAGCACCAACAAAACGATCAGGTGTGTAAGGTGGGCGTAAGGGTAAAGTGTCAAAATCAAATTCATTTGCATAAAGTGATGCAGATTCATTTTCAGTATCAATGACAGCGATCTTTTTACCCAAACTTACAGCAAGCGTTAGTGCTGAATAAGTTTTACCTGAACCACTAGGACCATTAAGGTTTAATTTTAATTTAGCCTTTTTGCGCTCTGCTTTTGTAAAAGAGAAATTTTCATTTTTTAACATGATCTAAACCCCTTAATTATATTTCGTATTGTTGTAAGCAATACGTTGATTAGCGGAATACGGTGTGCGCTTAAAGCAAGGTTGGTTAAACAATTCTGCTTTAGCTTTACGCTTCTGAAATTTGCGTTCACGTTCGAAATTTTCACGAATCCAAGGTTTCGTTGCATGGGTTTCTTCTGAAACTAAGATCAAAACACCTGATCTATTCACCCAGTAAACATCAGATCCTTTTTGCACATAGATTGATTGACCAAGACGCATACGGAATAAACCGTTTTCATTGCCTTGAAATTCTGAGAAATTTTGAGTAGAAGTTTTCATTGAACTGCCTCCACCAATCGATTACGTTCGATATAACCAACAATCATCTGATTGATATTTCTGTGATCGTTGTAATCGGTGAAATCATTCCAATCTTTACCGTTTACATCAGTAATTTGTTCAACAGCCAAATTTGTAATATCAATAGCTGTAAATTCGGAACCAGGTACGCCGTAACTATCAGGATGTGTTTCAAAATCAAAGCTTACTAAAACAAGGAAGCTATCAAGTTTGATAACCGCTTTGCCTGAAGTTTCAGAGGTAAGTTTTAGAGCACTAACGCTATAAGCTGATGGCGTTACATTAGGAGCAGTGATAGGTGGCTTGTATTCAGTCGCTTTCTGGTCGTACGTAAGACCAACAGCACCAACAGTGACTAAACCACTTATTGCAGCGACTTTGAAAAATCCCATAGGCTGTACACGATGTGTAACAATGGGATTGATTGAATTTGGTTTTGTGTTCATAATTCACCTGTTGTATTGAAAAAGCGCATTTGATTTCGAGGTCGGTGCGCTTTTTTATTAGCTGATGTTAGTATATTCGTATAACCGAACAAATATGTCAATAATAAATTCGGTTTTGTTCGGTTTATTTTGTGCTGTTACCCGAACTTATGCTTTAATAGACAAAAGAAAACCCACACAGGGTGGGTTAGATGGAGTTTCATCATGTTAGATCACAATGAAAAACTAAAGCTTGTTATTGAATTCATTCAGTCAGGCATAAAAGATGCTGAAGATATCATTCATAGTATTCAAAAAATTGAAAAGGAGCTATTTGCAAAAAATTAAATTAAAGTATGTCTTTTACATCTACTCCAGACCAACTGGCAACTCTATGGCATTGATTGTATAGCTTTAAATAATACTCGCGTGGGTTGGGTTTTCGGTAATTTTCATCGCCAGTTTTACTTTCTGCGTACGCGATTTTTTCCATCAGTTCCAGAGCAACACGCTCAACTGAGTTGTCTTTAATTTCAATTGGACGACTAACTGTAATACTATCACTCATTTTATTCTCCACCCGATCATTCTAAGGACTGCGTCGGGTTCGCAGTTTTGAAAAATATTTGCTAAATTATGATATATGATTTATATTTAAATCATGGACCGGGGATTCCCAGTCGGTAAAAGGCTCTAATAATGTTTTAGGGCCTTTTGTTTTTTAGTTATGGAAATATTTTTAAGCCATATCTCATATAGCCATCCCCAGCACCATCTCTTCCCTTAGAGCTATACAATTTAAATTTTAAGACTTCAAATGCTCGATTATTTTGTTCAGGCTTAAGTACGTGATTGCCGATGGGTCTTGCAACCAAATCAGCGATCTGAAGCCCCGTTGAATTTACTTTCTTTGAAGCCATTTTGATCTCAAATGGAAGGCATATTTTTGAGAAGTTTTTACCATCACATACACGCCTAAACTCCAGTTCAAGATCTTTGTCTTCTTGTAGTCCTCGCTGCTCAAATATAATGTGTGTTTTCTTGTTATGTTGATTTTTTTCTTGTAAAAATCGATAGATTCTCTCTAAGCCGAACTCTAGAGCAATAAAATATGGATTTTTTGGTGTTGAGTATTTCGCAATAAGCAAATCTTTTCGTACAACACACGAAATTAAAATGAAATTTGAATCCCTCATAAGGGTTGTAAGGTCAGTTAACAAAGACTCTTTTTGCTCCTTGGACGCATAATTTTTGAAGTCCCCGGTGCCTTTAAGAATTTCTCTTTCATGCATAACAATAATATCGTGACCGAAATGCTTAAATTTTAGCTGCTCTAAGTCTCGAATCACTTTTTCTGTATAGTGTCGTTTATGGAAGATACAAAACGCCAAAACAAATACAGGGTATTTTGAATTAACACCATTTAGTGTTGGATCACCGCTCTCATCTACATAAATAATATAATCACTAAATTCCACAAAATATCCCTTTTTCACTTTATGATTTAAGCTGGTTCGCAGTTTTTTAATCTTCAAGCCAGTCACTTACATCAATGGAGTTGGCTATCGCCCAATCTTTGGTGATACCAAAAACAAGAATAGATTCATTGGCACCAATCTCATTTACTAAGTAATTTCTTATATTTGTTGAGGAAACATTACCCTCAACAATCCAAATATAAGGACCGACCTGTATATGTTTTTTAAAGTTTTTTACGTAGTAATTAATCTCATCAAGGTTATTGGTATTTGCTGCGTTGTAAATAATTATGTGTTTCATAATTTATCTCACCCTTTATCTTTTAATTACTTAGAAATTGAAATCAATCTTCTTTACCTGTTAAAGGGCCATCTAAACCGTTCTCAGAACACATTCTGATTACCTTATTTAGAGTGTATGAAACTGTAGGACTACTAATATTTAATTCCTCTTTAAGTTCTTTGAGTTCATGATTACTAAGGAGCAAGCTCTCATTTTTATCAATAGCATTTAATATTTTCTCTTTAATTTTGCTCATATGCCTTATCTAATTAATTAACAAAGGAATCCAAAGTAAAATGACTATTAAAAGCATAATTATTAATTCTATAAATTTCATTTTTTTCCCATATGACTGTCAATTTTCACACTGGATTTATTGAACTATCAAGGAGCTAATTTAGTGGATGTAATTTACAATTCTTTATACTTCTCCAAAAACTCATCAATCCAACCTTGTGCAGCATCGATATTGGTTATGTCTGCAAGCTTTAGATTGGTTTCCTCAGCCTCATTAAACCCCTCAATAATGGCTTCAAAAATATTTGCTTCAGCAATCACTTCTCGCGCCATCTCACCAGCATCATAGCTAAGTCTGGCTTTTTTTAGCTTAGCTATTTGCTTCTCAATACCTTCGCCCATTTTAGCTAAAGCCAATTTAAACTCTTGGCGATTAATTGTTAGCGCAGTTTTGGATTTATTAAGTGTTGCGATCATAGTGTTCTCTTTTATTTGATGAATTTTAATTACATAAAGGTATTCAAGTTTATTTCGGATTATGGATTTTGGATGTAAGAACTTCCTAAAATTAGCGTCTAATACGCCTTGTATCTATCTTCATCCAATACTGGCCAATGATTTGGATATTTTCACTTTCAATTCTATCTGGTGAATAATATTCATCTGGGTATCTGTTTTTATCTGGATTAGCAGAAACAGCTTTAAAACCTCCTACACCTTGTTCGTTCCAAGTGGATAAATACTTGATTTTAGTATCATCAGCAACTTGAAATGCGTAAATTTCACCATCAAATATTTTTTTCGCTGAAGTATCAATTGATACAGGCTGACCATCCCAAAGAACTGGTTGCATACTCTCACCTCGGACATGGATAATTTTTGCTTCATTAGAGTGTACGTTGCATTTATTCACTAAGGCTGTTTCAAAAAGCATTTTTTTAGGACTTGGATGGTCGATATTCAAGTAACCATTACCTGCACTAACGTATACGTCATCATAATAATCAATAGCTACATATCCCTCTGGTATAGGGTCGCCAGGACTATAAACATCAATTTCAATGTTTGTCATAGAGCCATTACTTGTTTCAGATGGACCAACTCCATCTAACAACCATTGAGGTGTAGTTTTTAAAGCTGCACACACAGCACCTATATGTTTCGCACTAGGTTTATTCGTTCCAGTAACCCAGCCATGAACTGTAGCGCGTCCAGCTCCAGTACTTCTAATTAGGTCAGCTTGAGACAACCCTAGTTCGCTCATTCTTAAATTTATGCGATCAGATGTGTCCATAAAATATTCCTCTTAATCTGTTCGGAATTGTGAACGAATTTATTGACGGCTAAACGAATATATGTTTCACTTAACCGAACATAATTAATTCGGTTAAAAGAACATGAATGTTGCACAGTTACGAGTTTTTTATGGAGTGAAAAATAACACTCTATTGGCAAAAAAAATTAAGCGAGGGAGAACAACCATCTGGGAGTGGGAAAAGTTTGGTATTCCACCAAGAACTCAGGCGCTCTTTGAGGTTAATTCTGATGGCCAGCTCAAAGCTGACCGTGTGTCGCTTTCAGCCACAAATCAATAACGATTGAATTATCAATAATTCAATCAATGAAATAAACGTGAATAAATACAAAGGATTCACATATGGAAATCAATTTAAGCCGAGAAGCTCAAAACGCTATTTGGCAAATGATAAGTAAAACACCTGGTTTTACTCCTAAAGACATTGCCCAAGTAATAGGGGATTCGCATAACACAGTTTGCAATTACGCAAATATTAATATGCCGAATCACTTACCAAGCATCAAAAAATTAGAAGCAATTCTGTATTACACGCAAAACCCAGCTTTATTAAAAATTTGGGCGCATGAGCTTGGTTATGCATTGCTGCCTGTTGAGTGTGATCGAAGTAAACACCATGAGCTTTCTATCTTTGAAGCAATGATGCAGCACAACATCAAATCAGGAAAAGCAAACAAAGTTGTTTATGACGCTTATGAAGATGGTGTTGTAACACCTCAAGAATATGAAGAGATACACCAACTCACACAGAATTTAATTGAATTGGCGACTGCTGTAGACCAAGCGGCACTAAAGCAAATGAAAAAATTTACATCAGGTGCCGAAATAGAAAAAGCCTGATGGTCGAGATCAGGCTTTTGTAGTTCACCACTATTCAAAAAACATAGGTATTTCGAATGAAACCAAATATATCAAAACATCCATGCGCTGGCAAATGCACGGAATTTAAAGACGAGCAGTGTAAGACTTGTCTGGTGCAGGAATTAACTAGCCCAAAAGCATGTGATTCGGATTTTTTACCTGGTGATGTTGTTGTGCTTTCTAAGCTTTGCCGAACCTTTTACTCAAATGATTTGTTTGAAGTGAAGGGTAAGGCTACAGAACGACTATGGTCAATTAAATCAAAGAATCACAACATCATTGTTGCATCAAAAGAGATTCGCCCAGTTACAACAGCAGAAATTCAAGCTAATCGTCGTTTAACAGATGCTGAACAAGCATTAGCGGAGGTTTCATAATGGAAATTCAATCATTAAATCTGTCAGATCGTCAGAAACTTGTTCTGCAATGCGTCATTGATGCTGCAAATGAAAATAAACAGCCATTCACTGGCGGTGTTGTACGCCGTATGAAAGCCAAAGGATATGAAATCACAGAAAAGCAATGCGCTTATGATTTGGGAGTGATTATCCGTACCAAAGATACGCATGTCTATTCGATGAAATTTGATAACAATCCTAAGCTTTGGATTTATGAAGCACCCAAGAAAACCGAGGTGAATTCATGACAACAAATCAACACTTCCAAAATGCACTAGAGCATAAACAGATACAGTGGACGCAATCATGGTTTGAACCTGCATTGAATTCGCTAGAAGGAATTTTAAATGTACGCCGTGCAAACTTACGCAAGATTAATCGTGATGAATCAAATGCTGCAGTGACTCGGGATGAATTTATAGAAATTCTAACGATGGAGCACCGCATTACTATTTATCAAGCCGGTGAAATTATCTCGAGTTTATTGCGAGCAGGGAAAATTTTAATGTTTGGTCGTTTCATCCAAATGAACGGAAAGGCGGGTGAAAAATGATACCTCCTATGATCATTGATGATATTTGGTTAAATCCCGCTTTATTTGTTATTAACCATAGTGGTGGTAAAGATAGTCAGGCCATGATGATTAAGCTTCTTGAGTTTGTTCCTGCTGAGCAGATTCTAGTGGTTCATGCCAGTTTGGGTTTTATGGAGTGGCCTGGTGCTTTAGAGGTTGCCAAAGATCAAGCTGCTGCAGCTGGCGTACCATTTATTGTGGCTAAGTCTAATAAATTATTTCTTGATATGGTTCTCAAGCGTTACATAGAACGTCCAGATGTTCCATCTTTTCCATCACCTAAATACCGCCAATGTACCAGTGATTTAAAGCGTGGACCAATTACGCGTGAAGTGCGCCGTTATGCCAAAGACAACGGATTTACGCGCATAGTGAATTGCATGGGGTTACGTGCTGAAGAATCAAGTAATAGAGCAAAGCAGGAAATATACAAGCCCACACCAGAGAATGGTAAAGCTGGGCGTGCTTGGTTTAATTATTTGCCAATCCATGAATTAAAAATCAATGAAGTTTTCGGAACGATTCAAGATGCTGGTCAACAGCCCCACTGGGCTTACCAAGAGAATGATCGCTTGAGTTGTATTACATGCATCATGGCTAGCGCTGAAGATCTTATTCATGGTGCACGAAAGAATCCAAAAGTTTACGCATTAATGTGTTTGGTTGAAAAAATCACTGAATATTCACTTCATGCCAGTATGAGACCTTTGCCGAATTTAACTGGTATTAATCCTGATTATTCACTCTTACATGAATACCAAGATCTCGTTTCAAAATTTTGTAATACGCGCTCGAGCAGAAAACGTATTCCTTTACTGGAGGTTTTAGCATGAGTAAATTTGTGCCCAATTCGTTTATGGTGGCGAACGCATTTGTAGATGAAGCAATGTACAAGATAAGCGATGCATCAGTAAAAATCTATTTATTGATCATTCGTAAAACACGTGGATGGACCAAAGAAAGTGATGCACTATCTTTACGACAGCTTGAAACGCTTTCTAAGAAAAGCCGACCTACAGTGATCAAATGCTTAAATGAGCTTGAAAAAGTCGGGTTGATTAAAAAGCATCATCAGTCAAAATACGGGAATGTATTTTCCCCAGTTGATCAGTATGACATAGGTGAATTGCTCAAATTCCCATCACAAAATAGACTTGTGAAAACATATACTGTATTGGTTAAAGTATTTATTTTGTTTAAAAAAGAGGTGGTTAAAAATTTTAACCACTTTGGATATGGAGAAAAAATAGCTCAAAAACCAGTCGAATTTTACTTAAAAATAGGTGGTAAAAAATCTTTACTGGTTAAAAATTTTTACCACCTTAAAACTATGGATAACTCTTCAAAGTGGTCAAATTTTTTAACCACTAAAAATGGCAAGTGGTTAAATATTTTAACCGCATGTGGTAAAGAATTTTTACCGCAAGTGGTAAAGAATTTTAACCCACAAAGTAACACTATCAAAAGACACTATCAAAATAAAAAAAATTGGCTTTCTTTTGAAAAATTAGAATCGAAAATTATTTCTCTCAATAACTCGGTTGTTACTAGCGATATTTTGAATGCTTCATGGTTTAAACATGAATTGGATAAATTCGAACTTTATAACGCTGGTAGAGATCATTCAGATGAATTGATGATTTGTTTTTTTGCTGAATGGTTGCTTAAAGTTTATTTGAGATCTCAAAAACAAAATGCATTGAAATCAAAAGCAGTATCACTCAGCGAAAGCAATCCTGATTTTCTAGTTTTTGCATCACCAAGCCAGTTGTACATGTTCGCTAACAAACTTGCTCGCCATCCTGAAGTTATCAGCAAGTACAGCACTGCAGGTGAATCATACGACAACCTTGCGGCACGCATTGCTGCAAAACTATCAGATCCAACTGAACGACAAAATTGGAAATCATATCTTACTGAAGTTGGTTTTAAACATAAGGGTAAAGGGGCAGTAGCATGATTCTTGAATCTACACCTGTATGCATGGATTGCTTCATTGCTGGGGATGTTCGCTATGAGTCTCAACATTCTGAATTTTTATGCCCGAGTTGTGCTCATTTCAGAGATCAACAAGAAAATGAATCTGAACTTTACGATCAATATGAAGATTGGGAGGATGTTTGATTTTGTCTAGCATCTCAATTGCTGATTATTTGAAGAATTATGCGACAAAGAAAAGGAAACCTAAGCGCCGTAATTTGATTAAAAAAGAACGTGTTGTAAGTGATGGAGAAGCAACTTTAATTCAACATCTCAAGGCTTATGGAATTGGATATGAACAAGAGTATCAGTTCAATGAAAATCGAAAATGGAGGGCTGATTTTCATATTACTGGTACCAAGATTTTAATTGAAGTTGAAGGAGGTATTTGGAGCAATGGCAGACATACAAGAGGTAAAGGCTACATGGGAGATATGGAAAAGTATAACTCAGCCACAGAGTTGGGTTATTCAGTGTTTAGGTATAGCACTGAGCAGGTAA